TTAGGCTACCGCCCGATCATCGCGTTGCTTTCGGGCTCGGTTGCGCAAGCTCCAGACATGTGTGCGAATATCATTTACCTCGATTACATAGGGCGCTGTTTTTCGAGTTTGATCCACTTTGAAAAACGGAAGCTTCTTTTTTCTTGCCATGTCGCGCAAGATAGGGGCGCTGTAGGTTAGGCCAAAAGCGATCTCAAAGAATTCGGAAGCCTCATCCACATTCAGTAAAATATGACCTGGCATATCTATGGTTATTTGTTTTTTAGTCATCATGGTGCCCCTCTTTTGGTAGTCTTCCGAAAAACTGAGTAGGCCTCTTATTGGGCTTGTCGAATAAATACCAAGCACAGTTATCCTTACCGGAATTTTTGGTGTCTGGAATCCATTTCACACGCCCAATCGATTGAATTTTTCGACATCGGTTTTCTACTTTTGAGAAATAGAGGTTGTGCTTGAAATCAGCCGGCAACAGCAGCCACGTTGGTGCGACGTCAGATAGATGGATGATGAGCGATATAACAGGCTCACCTTTTTGCGAAGGCATAGGCCATGGCGGGTTCGTGATGAAGCAATCGGCCATCCTTTCGTTAATATCCAGCGCGTTAAATTTCGAAATACCTGAGTGCTGTGGCTCAATATCACTCGAAAATCGGCACAAGAAACCTAGGCTTTCCAGATGATCAATAAGAGCACCATTTCCTGCACACGGTTCGTCAAAGGAAGTCCCCCGCGTTAAATGCCGCGCCAGTGGCGGAACAGCTTTAAACGGTGTCGGATAGAAATCGCGTTCACGTCTTTCGAAGTTGGACCGTTTACTCATGCTGTCGCCCTCATTTTATCTACGATTTGAATTCGCTCGCCTATCCACCGCATTACCGGTACCGCCATTGAATTGCCGAGAGCTTTGTAGCGAGGCCCGTCAGGGCATTGCTCGGCAGGTTTATTGCGCCACGGTATGCGTGTGAAGTTATCTGGAAATCCTTGAAGCCGTTCGCACTCGACCGGTGTTAGACGCCGGACTTTCATCGCGGTCAATACATGAGATTTATCACCACCTCCTTGCGAAGCCCGCAATGCCGTTGATATTGGACCTGACATTTCTGCTGTTCCGCCACCATCGCGACCACGAATACTAACCGCCACAACATCAGGCCCGTGGTCAGTACAAGGCGACCCATCGTGCCGCGCAGACAATGTTCTTGCTGTCTCGCCGCCATCAATGTGGGTCACTGGTATCGCCATATTCCCGCAAGCTTGATCGACAGATATTCCACGATCTCCAGGAGTCAAAGAAACTAGCGCATTTTCTTGGCCAGAATTACGCCCGAGAGAATGAGCAATACTGCTCACAATAGGGTCTTGAGTTCCATGGACGACAAGATCAGTTGCATCTTTGAAATCTCTAGCCTTTACCGTACTGGCCGTACCATCACACTCATACTCACCAAATGCCGTCATACGGGCTGCCACTAAATGTCCAGCTTGTGCCTGATTATCGTCTACACCACATGTTCCAATGCCTGTTGCAGTAAGGGCGGCAACGTTCGCTTTCTTTTCTCGGCTCGGCGCAGAATTCCCGCGCAAGCTTTCTTGCTCAAATAAAACCGCAGCGGCAGGTCGCCAGTCTCCAAGGTATCCGACAACAAACACACGGCGGCGTCTTTGGGCCACTCCGAAATATTGAGCGTCAAGAATTCGGTAGGCGAACCCATACCCGATTTCCCCCAACCCTCCGAGGAAGGAACCAAAATCCCGTCCTTCGTTACTTGACAGGACGCCGGGGACGTTCTCCCAAACCACCCAACGGGGGCCGAGGCGTCCAGCAAGTTTAAGGAATTCGAGGGCCAAGTTGCCACGGTCGTCTGAAAGTCCTTTTCTAAGTCCTGCGATTGAGAAGGACTGGCACGGTGTTCCTCCGACAAGAAGGTCAATTGGTTCATAGTCGTTTTCTCCGATTGTCGTAAAATCACCGTGCAAAGACGTATCCGGATAATGATGTTGCAAAACGGCTCGTGGAAATTTATCGATTTCCGAAAAGAAAGACGCTTCCCAACCTAAATTATGCCATGCCGTCGTTGCAGCCTCGATGCCGCTGCAAACAGATCCATACCTCATGTAGCCATCTCGACTGATTTCACAGCTTCACTCATCAGTCAAACCTCGCGGAGTTGGTGATTGTCGATTTTTTACCGCTCCAGCTCCAGCGTACTTTTGGAGCATCGAGGTTGATTTTCTGACTGCACATTGCGGCGTGGGTGTCGCAATAACTTTTGCCCCTGGGTGCCGGCTCATTGCAGTAATGCTCACCGTGTAATAGTTCGTCGGTGGGTGGCAATTCGTTTCCCCATAGCGGGAATTGACATTTGTTGGCCATTTCATTGCCTCTCTATGAAAAATCGGTATCGTCGGCGATATTGCCCAGGGCTTTTACCAGTGCGGATATTCCGTCACGCGTTGGTTTGTCGGCAATGGACTGGAAGTTCTTTGCCAGTTCGATAGTGCTGCGGTTGGCGCCGCCATGTGCCATCGGCTCGATATCCGTATCGGTATCAAGATCGGTAAAGAAATATGCGACATCCACATTGAGTGCGGTGGCTATTTCATATAGACGGCCGGCGCTCACCCGATTTGATCCGGTTTCATATTTCTGCACTTGCTGATAGGATATCTCCAGCGTTGCGGAAAGTTGCTCCTGTGTCTGCCCGAGCATCGTGCGGCGTTCCCGCATACGCTCTCCAACATGGCTATCGACACGTTTTGAAGTTTTGCTCACGTTGTCTCTCCGTTTTTTTTGGGTTTGAAGTTTTGCCAAAGGTGCTTGAACCCTAGGCGCATGACCCAGTTTTTGACCGGATACACCCGCCAGTCGACCATGTAGGTGGCCAGAGTGGGGTCAATCACATAATCGCGGTCTTTGGTCTCCAGAACGGCTACAGCGTGTATAGGGCCGTTCTTTAGCTCGCAGATAGCAAGTCGTAATGATCCGGCGATCTCGGGTTGCATTTCGATTAATCGCTGGATGAGGTAAAGGGCTTTGTCTTCACAATCCCCGCCGCGATCCGGATACCAAACATCGGCCAGACCGGTGCGATCGATATCCCGCTGATATTCGTAGTGATTGATCGAGCGCGTCATTGAATTTATTTTCTTCTCCAATGCCAACGTCAAGGTTTTGGCATCGGTCCGCCTGACAGCCCCTCCCAGTTGCAAGAACTCGGGGAACTGGGCGACAAGGGCGGTCCACTGATCCGGTGCAATGATCCTGCCAAGCTCAAAGGCGTCTTCCATGAATTGCGTGGTCATGCGTCACCGCCATGCAGGGAAATAATATTGCTGCGCTTGTTATTGATAAGTTCAAGCGCCAGATCGGCTTGCGAGCAAAAGATCGTTGCCAGAGTAAAAACTGCGCCGGCGCGCTCCTGAACAATGATTGCGTCCTCCAGGCTGTCACCGCCGTTAAAATTATGCGTTGCCACCGCATTGATCAGTAGCCCGAATTGGGTGGCCATACTGGCGGCCAACAATGACGGATCAAGGATTTCGCGTTCACTCATGGAAAGAATGGCTGATCCAAGGTTGTCATTGTAAATGCCTTCGCCGATCGCGTGCAGGGTCAGGGCGGGATGTGTCTCGTCTCTCATGTCTCTCTCCGTGTTTTAAATGTGCGTACAGTGCGAGTGATTGGCCGGGCTGTTCTGGCAAAATGATCATCGACGAGTTGGCCACCAATGCTGAATATGGCTAACAGGCATAAAGTCGATATTTGCGCGATGAACTTGGCAAGGGTCACTTTGTCGGTAATGGGGTCGACGGTAACGATCTCGGCCCTGTAGATTTCCTGCAAACGCAAGGCGATCTTTTGGGCGAAGTCCTTGTTGCACCGTACGTTGCGAGTAGCCAGCACCCGGGTGCCGGTCTGCAGCTTGATTTGATAGAACATTGGATCAGTGTTTGGCGGATCCGAGGAAAGTCAGATCGGGCGTATCCCTGCGGATCGGCGCGCCAATATTGTCCAGCAACAGATCCGCCTGATTACCCTCAATGCCGAGCGTCAATAGCTGGCCGCGCATCCAGCCGCGATCGATGACTACCAAATCATCTTCAGCGCGGAACAGACTGACCAGGGCGCGGGTTGCGGTCTGGCTAAGCATGCAGCCACCAGAGCCCAGCGGCGTCAATTGAATGGCGGTATTCCCGGCGGGCAAGTGGTCAAGATGTTTACCATGTTGCAGGATATGGCCGCGCAAGACTTGAATTTTGTTGCTCTGCATTTGGGTCTCCTTTTCATTCATTGGGTAGTGAATGAGGGAACCCTAATGGGATTTATATTCTAAAGTCAATAAAAAAATGGAACTATAAACTCCATAAAAATCGAAAATGGTGTATTATAAACTTCACTCATCCTTGTAAGTCGCTATTTTCTGGGTTTTTTCTGTAGGCGTGGCTGCCTGTTTGTCTGTTTGTGGAAATAAGGTGCGGCCTTGTTTGTGCAAAAGTATGAAAACTTCAAAACAACTCTTGGGCGCAGAAAATGCGACCTTGTAATATTTTGACATAGTGTGAACGTCCCCCGATTATGCCCGCAGCTGATCAGCTAGGGGTGTGATATTTTATCCGGCGGCATCGTTCTTGCCTGCTTCTCGACATGTGTCCAGCATGTACGGGAGCCCCGCTTATCATGCGCGAGAACAAAACAATATGTAGTTATCGTTTTGCATGCAAATAGTATTTAAGTCTTAAGCCTTAATTTTTCGTTACTCTTAATCTTCACGCCGCCAATGTCCCGTAACGCGGGCATAAATAGTGATGTCATCTGTCACTTTAATCGGTGGGTAGGGGGTGTCGTCCTTGGATTTTGCAAGTAACCATTGCTCTCCAGTTTGATCAATCAGAAGTTCCCTGCACATAATTTCAAACTCGCCTTGGCTGTTTTTGTTGGCGATTATGTATCGCCGGCCATTCTCTGGAAGCTCGGCCAGATCGAACAAAGTGACGCAAGCGATCAAATCACCTTTGTTATATCTCTCGCTCATGGAGCTGTCAGAGATGCGCATGGCAAAGCGATCTTGGGAAGGGAAGCGAGGGTCGCTTGGGAAAATTTCCTCTTGCCAGTTGTCCTCATGCCAGATAATCGCTTTTTGAAAGGATCCTGTCTTTACCTCCCCCTTGATCGGGAGTGGTGTAACCGTTCTTTTGGTGTTGTTGTGCGGGCTGGCCAGAAAGTCAGTGACCTCCAGCCCCATTGCGGTGGCGATTTTGCCAAGCGTCGCTACCGTTGGGCTCTGAATTTTTCCGCTTATAATGTCTTTGACGACACTCTCGGAAAGGCCGGCTTTTCTGCAAATAGCTCGCTTGCTCATGCCGCTTTTCTGGGCGAGCATGCGCAGGTTGTCACGCACTGGGGATGGTTGGGTCATTGGGTCTTTTCCGTCAAATTTTAATTTCATCTATCTATTAAAACCTCAATCAATTTTGATCGAAGAGAAAATATTTAGTTGACACTGGAGTTTTTACACTCCATTTTTCTGTTCGTGACGTCGGGTTCCCAAGCGGTGATGTAGCGTAAGTTTAGTAAAATTTTAGTTAAGCCGTTCTCGACTGACCACCTCCCTGTTGCCTGCCGGTATTCTTTCTTCCCTCGAGAGGGTACCGGCAGGATCTTTTTGAAGGTGAAGAGATGGCCAATATTTCAGCGCAGCAAATGAATTATTTAAAAGGAGCCTTGCGCCAGGGCGTCAAGATGGAAACTGTAGCGGCCAAACTCGGCCTTTCAGTTTCGGCAACACGGAAATTAATCAAACGCGAAACCTCTGAACCGTCGCCAAGGTCATGGACGCCCGCAAAAGATCGGCTGTTGAAAAAACTATATGTGTTGGAAAGTTGGGATGCACTGTTATCTACGTTTGCAGGTCATTCCCAAGACGCTATTCGCAAGCGCGCAAATCTTCTTAACGTAAAACGTGATGCCTCTTTGGTTTCCGCGGCCATCGTGAAAGAGAGCAGGGCGGTTCAAAAAAACAGCAATTTTACGCTGAAGCCCTGCATGTCTTGCAATAACGATTTTTTGTCTGACCATAAATTTAACCGTATCTGTAAGGGCTGCAAACAAATTGGAAGTGGGGTTACTTCTTACAAGGTAGCTTTATGAACAACTGGTTAGATCGTCAGGCCGAGCTTTGTCATTTTCAATTTTTAGATGCTGGATTTGAGGCAGGACAAAGCTGGTTTGCCGATCTCGCACAGCGTTTGAACTGCTCCACTTATTACGCTCGGCAAGCATGGTTGCATCTAGGCCTTGGTCAATTATTTGCAAATACTGAGACAAAAACGGATCATTGGGTTACCGATCTTAATGGCCGTGAATTTCTATCCCTGCCCATTTGTACCAGGCAACTCTCGGATACCTCGGTCAATGTGCTGGACCTTGTGGCTTTGGATTTGGTCAATCCTAAAAAAATCTATTATCGCACGGGCGTGCAACCAGTGTTAGGCCGGGCGGCATTATCGCGGGCGCGGGCAATATCTGGGGATCTGATCCTGTACGAAACACCCCTCGATTTTTTAAAAGGGTGGGTGTCGTTTTGGGCAGATTACGATCAGATAGTTGCTGAAAAGCCCGCTGGCCCCGAGACGCCTTCGACTGATGATCGCGGATTGTCATCTGATCAATTTCCGGGTGTCGTCCTGTTTGATTATGACCGGCCACTTTTGCCGATTTTCCGATCTGTTACCGACATCCAGATCGAAGGCGATGATTTTGCGCAGCGTTTCGCCAAAAAATTGCAGCGCGAGATCGAAGCCGAAATTTCAAAAATCAAGTATCCGCGCGTTCTTCTTAACAAAAAACAAGGGGTAGCTGCATGAATAAAATTGATGTCTGGAAACGGACGGCCACCGGTAAGATTTTCTTTTTGTTTTCACCTCAACGATCGGCCATCGCCATAGACGATATTGTGCAAAGCCTTGCGCGAATTTGTCGGTATGGCGGTGGTGTACGGTGGCCGTTACATTATAGCGTTGCTGAACATTCGGTCATATTGGCCCGTTATGTTCTGGACCGATATCCTGATCGCCCGATGCTGGCGATGCAGGCATTAATGCATGATGCTGCCGAGGCCCATATCGGCGATATGATCCGCCCGCTTAAAGATACTATGCCGGAGTTCATCACGATTGATAATCAAATCACATCTGTGATTTTTAAACATTTTAACATTCCTTGGCCGCTGGATCCGATCATCAAAGAAATTGATACCCGGATTTTAATGGATGAAGAGGCGCAAGTCCTGGTCCCGTGCGACATCAATTTTGACTATCTCGATGTGAATCCGCTCGACGTGCGGCTATATGCGTGGGAGCGAGAAGAGGCCTACAGACAGTTTTTTGTCATATGGTCAGAGCTATGGGCCCAAATAGGTGCCAGCTCTCGGTTTCGGCGGGCGGTGGTCTGATGTTATTGAAGGTTATCACAATCACACAGATCATTCTTATTGGCTCCGGCGTTCTATATGTCGGGGTCTTCATCATTGAGCAGGTGATGGGTTAATGTTTTTATCCTCTGTCCGTGCGCTCAACGGTTATGCCCTTCGCGGTGACGATCTGATTGATCCGGATGCCCTGGCTCCGCCCGCGGATCCGGAACCTCCTCCCCCGTGCCCCCAAAGATTAAAAGAAAAAACAGACAAGAGGTAATACGGGAGCTGGGAAATGGAAAACGTAGTTTTGTTTAATGGCAAGGCCGGGGGCGGCAATAAGGACGGCGGCGGGAGTGCTAAGAAATCTCCTGCAGAATGCCCAGTTCGTGCCATTGGATTTAATGATGGCATTTACTACTATGTAACGCCGTCGGGATCGTTGCGGCATTTGGCGGCCCAAAAACACAGCCACAATAATATTTTCTCATTATTCGAGGATCGCGGGGATTGGCTCTATGACACATACCCCAAAGCATCCAGTCGAAGTAATGCCGCGAATTGGAATGCCATCGAGGTCGGAGAATATTTGATGACTGAAGCTGCCAAGGTGGGGTTGGTAGATCTGGAGCAATCCTTGCGCGGCTTTGGCGTTTGGCGCGGCCGTGATGGCAAATTGATCATTCATTGTGGCGATAAGCTACAGGTAAATGATGAATGGCAAGATGCTGGGCAAAAGATCGAGGATCGCTTTTTCATTGCGTTGCCCGCCATTGATCGGCCGGCAGATCGTGAGGCGACTGGCCCCGAGATACAAAAACTATTCAGATTTATTCAAAATTCGTGGGCATGGGATAATTTTGATGGCGATCCCCGGCTGCTACTCGGCTGGATCGGTTGCGGCGCATTGGCGGGTGCCTTGAAATGGCGACCCCATGTATGGCTGACAGCGGATCGCGGTGCCGGGAAGTCTAAACTGGATGAACTGGTGCAATCAATGCTTGGATCGGGCGCAGACAAGGTTTCGGATCCGACGTCGGCGGGTGTTCGTGGAATCCTAGGTGTCTCGGCCCGTGGTATTTTGGCTGATGAGGTGGAGCCGGGCGATAACCGCCGGGCCGAAGGCATGATTGAACTTGCTCGGATGGCGTCAACCGATAGCCAGGGCGCGGTTGTTCGCGGCACCTCGGACGGCCGCACGCAACGCTTTCCGATCCGCGCCTGTTTTTTGTTTTCTTCAATTCTCGTACCAAAGTTCCGACCGCAAGATTTTGGCCGGATTACGATTGTGGAAATGAAGTCATTGCCTGACAAATCAGCCGCGGAGATCCGAGATTTTGAGGTTATGTTTAAAGAACTCTGCGCACTCGGTGCAACCGTGCGGCGGCGCATGATAAATGCCTTTCCGCGCTTTGAGGCAAATTTGGACACTTACTCGGCGCTTATGGCCGCTGACGGTAATTCGCGGCGTGCTGCCGATCAGATCGCCACCTTGCTGGCGATGGCAGATGCGATCCTGCTTGATGATGTTGTTGATCATCCGGCTGCGCGTGAGGTCCTTTCAAAGCTGGATATATCCGCTCTGACCGGCGGGGATGAAATTGGCGATGATAAGGAATGCCTGCAGCATTTACTCTCCTCCAAGATGCTGGTTCGCTTTGCCGAAGGGACAAAGGATTTCACGATCGGGGAGTTGATCGAGGAGTGCCCGCCCAAGCATTCTGATTGGCATAATCGCCATTTAAGGCAAAACGGAATATCTGTTGTGGCCGAACATGGCGTTGAATATCTGTTAATTTCAAACACTCATACGCAATTGAAACGCATATTCAAAGACACTCCGTGGGCCTCTGGCGGCCATAGCCGGGTGCTGAAAAGATTGCCATATTCGCAGAACGGGATCACAAAAACAGTCTCATTCGCAGGGTTTAAATCTGCAGCAACATGGTTGTCGTTGGCAGATATGCCAATAACCAGACAGGTTGATGTGCCGATTGAAGGCGAAGAAAATGGCGGCCTCTAGTTTTTTTTACCCCCCACACCCCCAAGAAAGAGAAAAGGAGCTTTGCACGTTATGTGTGTAAATTTCAAATCTTACCGCAAATCTTACCGCAAATCTTACCGCAAAAGGTGCTTAATTTCGTTGTTTTTAAAGGGTTTTTCAGGGGAGCAGTAAGAGAGTAAGAGAGTAAGACGGAAAAACTAGGTTTATGTGCGCACATGCAAGTGCGTACATATAGATAAAACCCGTCTTACTCTCTTACTCTCTTACCTTAAAGGGAAATAAGTCAATAAAAACAGTAAAAAATGGCCGTTTTTGCGGTAAGATTTGCGGTAAGACGCAGAATTCAAATCTTACCGCTCGTAGTTTAACCAGTAGCGAGGATCAAATTATGCAAGAGCAAGCAATGTTACAAATACGCGATCAAAACCTATCTGTCAAAATTAGCCGGCTGCGGCGTATCGGCCCCGCTTCACATTTGGAGCTAGTGAAAACAGAACGTGAGTTGCAAGCCGTTCGATCCGAACGTGCTGCATTGGCTGCCTCACATAAATTTGAGGAGATCCGCAAAAGCCGAATTCGCATTGACCCGGTGCTGGCACTTTTTCGAGGTGGTGAGATCGATCAAGAACAATTCACTGCTGCCGAGCAAATCTGTGATGTGTGGGAAGCGATCTCCAAAGGCCGAAATCTGCAGGCTGGAAACATGGAGCCAACCATCCGTGCCGACCGCCAGTACGAAGCCCCGTTGGAGAAATTACCATTTGCGGTTGATGCTATTTATCGACGTCGCTGGATCCCCTGGGCAAACGTCATGTCAAAATCATTTATATCCGTAGGGTCAAATCGGCGGCTGCGAATTGTCAGGTCTTTGGATGTGATGATTGACATCGCTGCCGAGCGAAAAACACTATCTGAAACAGTTTTGAAAATCGGGATGCGAAAAAGTGAAGGTTTGGAACGCCTGAAAATAATTATTTTCAGAGGCCTCAACGCTTGGGTGGCTCTACGTTAGAGGGGTGCTGAAATTCCACTTTTTCCTAGGGGGGTATTTACACGGGAACCAGAATTTGTATGTTTTTATTACTGGTTGATAAATGCGCCAGCGAGCTAACGAAGTGTCGATGGGTCTTCCTTCGTTATTCATAAAACCCGGTTGTCAGAGATGGCACCGGGTTTTTTATTGGAAATTTTGATGATTGTAGGTAGATGGCTTTAATCCTTGTTCAGCTAGCACAAAACAAAAACCAACACGCCGCAACGCTCGCCGAAGAAACGGCAACGCGGATCAATCGCGGTGATGTGGTTCGGGTGCTGAAAAACAGGGATGATGTGGGGATCCGGCAGAGCAAGCAGAAATGGATCAAGGCCGGACGCACAGCGGCTGATTTCTCGTTGGCCTTTGTCATTGTCGAGATTACTGATATGACGGACGCGCAGGCCGAAAAGCTGGTTGCGCCCTTTCCGGAGATTACCGAAGAAAATCCGGATGATGAAATTGTATATAACCGCCGATGGGGTTTTGAAGCCTCGGCTATCTCGCCAGCCCGGCAAGCCGAACTGATCACAAATGGCGAAATCGTGACAAACCGCGCGGCACTTACAAACGTGCTGGTGGATGATCTGGGCGTATTGACGGTGGCTGATTTATAGATGGCAACGCAAATCACATACAATATTTGTGCGGCAGATTCTTGGGTGGCTGCCCAAGCGGTTACGCTCGGTGATCGGCGTCTGACCGGTACAGCGCAGCTGATCGAATGTACTATTGCGGGCACCACGGGCGGCACCTCGCCGCTATTCGCCGCGCCGGGCGATATCGTGGTCGATGGATCGGTAACGTGGAAATTCCTGTGTGTGCAGGATTACGCCATTCATACCGATTTCATTGCTGATATCGGGGTTGGAATATCTGATACTCTGGTTACTGATAACGAGAATTGGATGGTCTACATTTGGCATGACCGTCGGGGTGCTTATTGGCAAGGATCAACGAGCTCAACTATTGATTTTGCTGAAGGGACATCTGCAACAAATAGAATGGTGATTAGCCCGCCGGCAGGGGATTCCATTTGGGAAAATATCGAACGTGGTGTTGATCCTGTTCGTTTTGACGAAAATTACGGTACCGCGATTATCAACAATAAATACGTTCAGGTGATTTTGTTGAATTCTGGATGTGGATATTGTGAAGTCCTAAATATTCAAGCTAAAACAAACGCCTCAAATTCTTATGGTTTTAAATCGACCACAAATGGTGCTTTGATTTCAGGGTGTCTAGTACAAGCAGCTGCGAATTTATCTGGGCGAAATTTGTTTGATAGCGGTCAAGGACGGCTTGAAAACTGCATAGCTATTTCTGGAAGTACGGCGGGGACCACATTATTCAGTGTACCTTGGGGGGGCGAACTTGAAAACTGTCTGGCCGTTGATCTGAATGGCGTTAGTACGGGTTATTGGATCAACAATACATCAGGATCACGACTAACAAACTGTGTAGGCGTTGGTAATTTGACAGACTTTACAGGTGTAGGTGTGGTCACGTTAAACACTTGCACCGGCAATGTATCCTCTGACGGCACCGCCGGGACACAGTTTCCAACACAAGCAGGAACAATTTCAAACGGTGTCGATCTCGTGACCGATGCATCAAGTCTCGCTAATGTGGATGTTCAGCCGTTAGCCACATCCTCGGCTTTTGTGGTCAATCCGGCAGAGGTTGATTTCAGCTTAACCCCCGCCAATGACGTGTTCGGAGAGCCTCGGACCATTGGCGTTGCTAATTTTCGCGGTGCGGTATGTTCGTTGGCGACAGCGGTGGCGGTGGTCTTGACCGCACAAGATATGTCTATGTCTTCGCAGATGGCTAATGCGGCGTTGCTGGCAGTCAACACTCTGTCTGCTCAAGGTCTGAAAGTATCGAGCGCATTATCCAATACGTCATTGGTGACAATAGATCAGCTGGCTGCTGCGGGCATATCAGTTGCGCCACAAATGGCTGCTGGGGATCTCGTTGAATTTGCGGCATTGGCCGCGCAAGGGCTGCAAGTTAGCTCTTTGCTGTCTGATGTCACTTTAACCACCGAGGTTGGCCTTGCCGTTCAGCAAATGACTGTGGGCGTGCAGATGTCGTCTGTTACGTTGACCGGCTCCGGTGCGTTGATTGCCTCGGGCCTTCAATTGGTCGGGCAGCTGGTCGGGGTATCGCTTGGCGGTGCATCGGATTTATTTGCTAATGATCTGTCAGTTAATGGCTTGATGCCGCCGGTCAGTTTTTCCGGTACCAACGCCTTAACGGCTGCGGATATCGCCGTTGCTGCGCAAATGGCTGCTGGTGATCTGTCGGCGCTAAGCACGCTGGAAGTAGCTGACATGATCAGTGTCTTGCAGATGGCAGATGCGCAATTGCTTACGGCGGTTGGTCTGGACGCTCAAGCGTTGATAACTGCTTTGAATATGCAAGCGGACACAGTGACCGGCACATCCAGTTTGCAGGCTAATAGCCTGTCGGTTCAGTTGACGTTGTATCAAGCGTTGCTAGTTGTTGGCACGTTGAAGGTTGTCGTTGGTGGGCGACTATCATGGGCGGATACCGGATCATTATCATGGCAGCCCGACGATCGGTCATTGAAGATAGAGAACGCCATCCGAAAATTAAGTTTTGCAGAGGAGTAGAAGAATGCAAATCAAGTTCCTTGAGCCGTTCAAATATGACGGTCAGCAATATGATGTTGGGGATGTGAAAACATTTGCTGATAATATCGCCAAATCTGTCGTTGATGCCGGTTTGGCCGAAGATGTTAGCGGCACCATGGCGACTGGCACGCGGACAGTCTCGCGGCCAGAATTGGTTGTTGCCGATTTGGAAGTTAAAGCAGATGGGGGTGTGGTCTGATGGCTGTATTCATGTCCGATACCCTGCTTGATGCCATTGCAGATGTGATGATTGCTGGCTTCAATCAGGTGACCGTGTGCGCCGGTCAGCCAGCGAATATTGTGGCAATTGGCACTAATGCTCTTGCTCAAACGGCACTGGTCGGTGGTGATTATACAAAAGCAAATGGTGATGTCAGTGGCCGCAAAGTGACCACGGCAGCAAAGGCAGCTGTGAATATCGCCACATCGGGTACGGCAGATCATATTGTGCTGGATGATGGTGTAAAATTTGCGGTATTTACCTGCACATCGAAGGTGATCACGGCAGGCGATAAAGTGGATATCCCTGCGCTGACATTCACTGCGCCTGATCCGGTGGCTGCTTAAATGTCTACCGGTGTGATTTATACCGGGCGCGACAATGCGCCCGTGCTGGTGTTTGAAGATGATGCTGGCACCTATGACCTGTCAGCTGCCACCAAGATCGCCGTAACGATTGCGGGTCAGACTTTTGATACCGTGGGCAACCCCGGCAGCTTTGATGTGTCAGATTTGGTGAATGGTCGGTTGGGTCTGAAGTTGGGGCAGGCGGGTATTACTGCTGGCCGCTATCCGGTCACGGTCGACGTCTACAGTGTGTTGGAACCGAATGGCTGGACATGGGCAGATGCTGATGATCTCGTGCCAGTATTCACGTTGGTTGTTTAGTGCAACTGAAAGTTAAAATTCAGACAAAAGGTGTCCTGAAATTCCTTGAGCGCTTGCACAGAAAACAACTGCCGTTCGCCACGGCGAGCACTCTCAATGAAACTATTTTCGCAGTGCGAAAGCAAATTGTAGGGTCAACTTGGAACCAAGCATTTGATGTGAAAAATACCAGGGCCGCAACAGCTGCCTTTCGGATACGCAAGGCGTCCAAGCGTCGGTTGGCAGCATCGATATATGATCGCCTTGGCCGATCCTCGTTGGCGTTACACGCTAGTGGTGGAACAAAGCGCCCGCGAGGTGGTCGTTTGGCAATTCCAACCAGCAATATTAAGCGCACTGCAACAGGTAAGATCAGTAAATCAAAGCGTCCGCAGGGTCTAAAAAACTCATTTGTTGCCGATCTGAATGGCCGCGGCCTTGGCGTTTGGCAGCGATATGGCCGCAAGGGCTCAAAGCTTCGGCTTATGTACGACCTAGAGCGCACAGCGCGGATCCGGAAGCGCTTTAAGTTCTACGAGGATGCGGAGAAAGTTGCGCTTCGGGTATATCCGAAGGCATTCGAGAGAAACTTCATTAAAGCGGTTCGAACCGCTCGATAAATTATAGCAACGGAGGAAGGCCGCGGATACGGCCGCGTCGGTCATGGTCGCCGAGCACCATGCCTCGAAAGCTCGGCATTTTCTTAGCTGCGCCTAAAAATAGAAAAGGTACTTTGACGGACCTCAACCGTCACGGGGAACGCACAACCCCAGAAAATTGATGTATTTCAGAGTTTTAAAGCCCTCTGGTTTTTGTTTTTGTTTTTGATCTTCAAATAAATTGAGAGAATGGTGCGGAGAGCTGTCGGAGAGTTAGTAGTGTTAAAACCGGAGACCGAAGTAACTGAAGAGATCCGCGGGCTTGAGGAGACTGCACGATTTTTTGAGGTCTCAGTGCCAACGGTCAAAAGCTGGATTGTTGACGGATGCCCGGTCAAACAAAAAGGCGGCAACGGTGTCGCTTATCAAGTTGAGTTGCGCAAAGTCGCGAAATGGTTAAAGGATCGCCAAGACCATCGCGATCAGTCTGAGGCCGATCAGGCCGCGCGGGATGCGCAGCTCAAACTTGAATTGCTTGGTGAAGATCAATTGCCGGAAATTGGCGATGGAAAACTGAGTAATAAGGGCCGCGCCGAAGCGATCAAAGCTGAACTCGATAAAATCAAACTGGCACAATTGCGCCGGCAACTGGTGAGTGCCGATGAAATGCGTTTAGAGTTGGTGGACTTGTTTCAAGAGATCCGCGATCGGTTGCGAGTTTTACCTGATGATCTAGCCCGTGATTTTGATCTCAGTGAAGACCAAGCGCAAGCCATGCTCGATAGTATCGATGATTTTTTAAATGATCTAGCTGACAAAATGGAGACGATGGGCAAGGAGGATGAAAGTGCGGCTGCATGAGGAGAAATTACCGGGTTTCGTGCAACCTATTGACCTTATTCGATCTGCTGCGGGTTCAATCCGCCCACCGGCAAGTGTCACTGTTTCTGAATGTGCTGAAAAGCATATACGGCTTAATAATCCCGGCTCGTATGTTGGCCCTTATAAAAATTCAATGGCGCCGTATCTGGTGGAGCCGATGGATCGATCAGTTACACGGTCAATTGATGAATTGCATATGGTTGCGCCGAGTCAAAGCGGCAAATCGCAGCTTTTCTTAAATGTCATTGCTCACGGCATAAAATACAAGCCTGGTGACATATTGCTGGTGCAACCGGGAAAAGAGATGGCAATCGATTTTTCCGAGCGTCGAGTGCAAAAAAAAATGCTCGATATCAGTCCGGATCTTTCTGCAGAGCTCGGGACAAGCCGGAGCGATGACAAAGTGCTCAATAAGGCCTTTAGAAATGGTTTAATGCTTACGGTAGCGTGGCCGGTCCCCGCCCAATTGGCCTCACGTGCCGTCCCGACAGTCATTTTCGATGAAGAGGATCGCATGCCTGAAGATATTGGCGGTGAAGGTTCTCCGATCGAACTTGGTCGCAACCGTAAACGATCCTACGGACGTAACGGGTCATTGATTAACGTCTCGAGCCCGAGCAAGGATTATAAGCGCGGTATTGTGGGTCATTATTATGAGGGCGATCAGCGGCTTTGGTTTTGGCAATGTCCGAGCTGTGATGAATATTTTTCACCAGGTTTCGGTTTTGATCGAAAACCAACATTAACCCAATTACAAAATCATCCAAATGCTACACCGGCAGAGGCGGGTCTCAATAGCTGGATGGTCTGCCCGCATTGCGGTGGCCCGATCGAGGAGAAATTAAAAAAGATTTTGAACGGAAACGGGGTTTGGCTGGCTTTGGGTCAAAAAATTGATAGAGCCGGAAATATTACGGGTCAACCGATCAAGGGGCGGATCGCCAGTTATTGGTTGTCAGGTTTTGCCGCAATGTTTGTCGGCTGGGGTGAGCTAAACGAGAAATATTTAAAAGCCCAGGCAAAGTTTGACCAAGATCAAGACGAAAATGATCTAAAAACGGTGATTAATACCGGTTTTGGATTTCCGTATACATCGCGTCAAGCGGGCGCCGCACCATTGGAAATTGAGGAATTTGAAGGCCGCAAAGAAGATTATGCTTTGAAAACGGTTCCGGGTCCGGTGAGGTTCTTAGTTGGTTCCGTCGATGTGGGCGCTCATAAATTTGATATGATGGTCATTGGTTTTGATGAAAATGGACAATCCTGGCTCATCGATCGTTACACGTTGAAGCAAGCACCGGATGGTCGTCCGTTGGATCCCGCTAATATTTTGAGGGATTGGAAGTTATTAGACCCGCTCATCAAGGCCCGTTATCCGCTTTCGGATCATCCGGGTAAGTTTTTACCGGTTGGCGCTGTTGCTATTGATAACGGTGGCGCCGCCGGTGAAGATGAAGCCGGCAACGTCACAAGCGGCGTGTCTGTGATGGGAAAAGATTACGCCCGTGGCCTGTATCAATCCGGAATGCCTTATTGGCAAGTGAGGCTCATCAAAGGTGCGTCGCAGCGCCAAGCACCTATATTGCCGCAGCGCCCTACATGGGAGCGTGACGATAACGGCAAGAAAATTGAGGGCTCCGTGCCGTTGCATGTGATCGGAGTCCACAATTTAAAAAATATTATTGATACCAGGTTGCGGCTAACAAAAGTGCAACCGGGTTATATGCATTTTCCCAAAGATCCGCCGGCAAATTATTTCAAGGAACTGACCGGCGAGCGAAAGATCAAGGGTAAATGGCACCGAAAGGGAGCCAACGAGAGTTTTGACTTGCACGGTTATTGTGAAGCGTTACGGCAAATGCTGCGGCCTGATCGAGTAGATTGGAAGAATCCGCCAGTTTGGGCAGCGATTATAAATTCGGATCATGTGGATCCAGAGGTATTGAAGGTCGCTCCGATCACCGGGCGGCGAGTGAGATCAAGGGGCATTTAATGGCTGGAATTACTTTAGAAATTGCTGAGGCACAGCTTGCCGAATGGCTGGCCGCAAATAGTGCTGTGACAGCTAATCAATCCTATTCAATTGATAATCGAAGCTTAACTCGCGCTGATGCCTCGCAAATTCGCATGCAGGTCGATTATTGGGATAAAAAATGTAAAGAACTTGCCCGCTCAAACGGCGGTCCGCGAGTGCGTTTTGTGGTACCAGTATGAAGGAAATCAAACGCGATGCTTCAAAATCTGCCGATAATCTGATCGATCGAGCAATTAATGCCATCGCGCCTCAAATCGGTGTGAGGCGCCGCCAAGCTCGTCTACAGCTTGCGGTTAGTGATGGTTTGATGAGTGGCTATATTGGGGCCCGCAAAAATCGCCGGGCACTGAAAAACTGGGCGATGCCGGCCGGTTCTGCAGATGGAGACACATTACCCGATTTGCCTATATTGCGCGAAAGATCACGTGATCTGGTACGCAATGAGCCGATTGCTTCTGGCGCTATTAATACAAAAGTTACCAATGTGGTCGGGGGTGGCCTGATCCCGACGCCCAATATCGATCGTGAGTTTTTAGGACTTTCAGAAGAAGAGGCGGCCGACTGGCACGCTGCTGCAATCCGTGAGTGGAAACTATTTGCTCAAACCTCGGATATGACGGGTGAGGGTGATTTCTACGAACAGCAAGATCTCGCTTTTCGGTCAGTGCTTGAAGGCGGTGACTGTTTTGCCGTTAAACGGTTTGAAGAAATCCCCGGCGAAACCTATGGCCTAAAAATCCAATTGGTCGAGGCGGATCGGTGCAGTAATCCAAAGAATGTGGCAGATAAGCCTGGCAAGTTGGCGGGGGGTGTTGAGCGCGATGCTCGCGGGCGTGCAGAGTTCTATCATTTTACAAAACGGCATCCCGGCGATGTACAAGACAGGGATGCCCGTAAATGGGATAAAATTCCGGCATTCGATGAGGATGGTGGGCGCCTAGTGTTGCATCTTTTCCAGAGGTTGAGAATTGATCAAAGCCGTGGTGTGCCGGATCTGGCCGCGGTAATTGAACCATTTAAGCAACTGGGCCGTTACACTGAGGCGGAAATTACCGCTGCCGTCGTCTCGGCTATGTTTACCGTCTTTGTTGAAACAGAAGGTGGGCAGGGGATGGCTCCATCTGCCCCTGATGGCACAGCTTCAAGTGATCCCAACGAGATTAAGATGGGGGCGGGGGCTGTTATCGATCTTGGTCCAAATGAGAAAGTCGAATTTGCCAACCCGTCCCGTCCCAACGCCAATTTTGACCCTTTTACAATGGCGGTATACAAGCATATTGGTGTTGGTTTGAATTTACCGGCAGATGTGTTGCTCAAGGCCTTTAATTCCAGTTATTCGGCAAGCCGCGCTGCACTCGATACCGCTTGGCAATACTTCAAAAACCGGCGGACATGGCTGGAGAAAAAGTTTTGTAACCCTCCATACGGCTGGTTGCTTGATGAAGCGATCGCCCGTGGGCGCCTGATCGCTCCTGGCTATTTTGATGACCCTCTCATTCGCGCCGCATATGCCCGTGTGATCTGGAATGGCCCGGGTCGTATTCATATTGATCCGACCAAGGAAGCGAAGGCGGATAAAATGTATGTAGACATGGGGGTTAAATCTTTAACTGAAGTTACCCGCGAGCGGACCGGCGCAGATTGGGAAGAGCGCCATGAGGAGCGCATGCGAGAGGTAAAGAAACGGCGTGATGCTGGCCTCGAAGTTGAATTGCAACCCGCCTCTCCGGCGGGTTTTTTAGTGGAAGAAGAGGAAAAGCCCGATGAAAAAAGCGATTGATCATATTGCGGCGGTACCCTGGGCCATTGAACCAGCCTGGTTACAAACCTTGCAAGATATCGCTGGTCGTGATCTCAGCGATTTTGAGGCAGTAGAGAAAAAGCGCGCCGATCGCCTAGCCCGATCTGAAAAGGCTGGTATTCGTGATGGGGTGGCGGTGCTCGATATCTCCGGCCCGATTTTTCGCCATGCTAATTTGTTTACTGAAATTTCAGGGGCTACTTCTATTGAAACTTTGGGTCGTGACCTGAATGCGGCTCTTGAGGATCCTAATGTAAAATCGATTTTGCTGAATGTTGATAGTCCGGGCGGCATGGTTTCAGGTACGAACGAATTTGCGGCCATGGTCAAAGAGGCAGATAAGCCGGTCACCGCATATGTGGGTAATTTGGCGGCTAGTGCAGCTTATTGGATTGCTTCGGCTGCAGACGAAATTGTCATTGATCCGACTGGCCAGTTGGGGTCGATTGGAGTGGTTCAAACTCGTGTTGATGATAGCAAACAACAGTCGGCGCGTGGGATCGAAAGTATTGAGATTGTCAGTTCGCAATCTCCACATAAACGCCCCGATATTAAAAGCGACGAAGGTCGCGCAGAAATTCAACGCCATGTTGATGATCTGGCTGATGTCTTCGTCGCGGTCGTCGCAGAAAATCGCGGCACAACTCCCGAAAAAGTAATTTCTGATTTTGGTGCCGGGGGAATGCTGATTGGCAAAAAAGCAGTGGCGGCCGGAATGGCCGACCGCCTTGGAAATTTCGAAGAGGTTCTCGCCGGCTTGGCTGGTGATGATCGCGGCTTTGCTCAAAAAGGGCCGGCTGCAATAACAACGGTCAAACAGGAGACTGATTTTATGAATGACAAAGTAGAAAAGACAGAGGTAACGGACAATAATCCGGCACCAACTATTACCGCGGATCATATCACGGCCTCATATCCGGAAATTGCATCGCATTTTCAAAACATCGGTGCAACGGCTGAGCGTACACGGATCCTCGCAATTGAAGAGGCGGCTTTGCCTGGGCATGATGCGCTTGTCGCAACGCTAAAAGCAGATGGTGCAACCTCTGCAGGGGATGCGGCGTTGCAAATCATGGCGGCAGAAAAAGGTAAGCTTTCGAACCGGTTGGCAGCCCAAAAATCGGCGGGAAAACTTACGGATAAAATCAAAAGTTCGGCGACATCAACCGGCGAAGAAGATGTGCTCTTGCCGGCTTCTGCATCAGTCGATGATCGTGCAAAAGAAACCTGGGATAAAGATGCAAAGCTGCGCGCTGAGTTTGGTGCATTCTCAACATATCTGGCTTACGCCAAAGCTCAGGATAGTGGCCAGGTAAATATCAAAACGGGATAGCCTAAATTTGTGTGCATGATTTTGCTCGCTGGCCCATTTTTCAATTTTTCAATTTTCTCAAACTAGAAAGTGTATCTCATGGCTACATTGTCAAAAAACACGCCACGCGCTTTAATGCTCGGCGACATTGAAGATTATCCGGTTGTTGCCGGTGACATTATTTATCAGGGTGCCGCGGTTGGCGAAGACGGTGCTGGTTATTCCCGGCCTTTGGTTGCTGCGGATCCGTTCCAAGGGTTTGCTGAAGAAAAGGCCGATAATTCGGCTGGCGGTGCTGGCGCCGTTGATGTCTCAGTTCGCCGGCGGGGGCGGATCCAACTTGCTGTAGTTGGCGCAACCGCCGTCACGGCTAACGATGGGGTGGCTGTATATGCCTCTGATGATGACACTTTCACGCTCATCTCTACGTCCAACAGTAAAATTGGTTATGTGTCGCGGTGGGTCTCCTCCGGAGTAGCGATCGTTGAGTTTGATGCTTTGGTTGTGAAGCCTTAACAAACTTAACCTTTTCTTTTGAAACTAATGGGGCGGCTCGATCGGGCCGCGTTTTGCTGTAGAAAGGCAATGAAATGGATTTAATTACATCGCGCGCCATTATTGGTATGTTTTACGAAATGCTCGAGCAGGGGGAAACCGGTTGGGTGGATAAACTTACCTTCGGGACTTCCTCGGATCAAGATAGTGAAAAATATGCCTGGCTCGGTCAAGCGCCAGCTATGCGTGAAATGAAAGGCGGCCGTCAGGCCAAGGGTCTTTCCGAGCAAGCGCTTGAAATCATTAACAAGGAATTTGAGGCAACTCTCAAAATCAAAGTTAAGGATCTCCGGCGTGACAAAACCGGCCAATTGCGTGTTCGGATCGGTGAGATGGCCGATCGTGCAAATGCTCATTGGGCGCGCCTGGTCTCTGTTCTGGTCAATAATGGCGCCAGTCAGATTTGTTATGACGGTCAATATTTTTTCGATACGGACCACAGCGAAGGTGATAGCGGCGTGCAATCAAATGCGATTGATGTCGATATTTCCACATTGGCGACATCAAATCATGGGTCGATCTCTGCACCGTCTGTTGGTGAAGCGAGTGAGGCCATTATGCTCGGAATCCAGCAAGTTTATGGGTTTAAGGATGATACTGGTGAACCGATCAATGAAAATGCCCGGAATTTCTTGGCAATGGTGCCAACAAATCTTTGGAAGGCCTCTGCTGGTGCTGCGAACAATGCGGTGATCGATGGCGGAGATACCAATACGTTAGTGCAAATGGACGGGATGAATATTGAGGTTGTGGCTAATCCGCGTCTCACCGCAAATGATAAAATTCGGGTTTTCCGAACAGATGGCCGTACAAAACCGTTTATCCGTCAAGAGGAAGTGCCGGTGGAAGTCTCGGCTCAAGCAGAAGGCTCGGATGTTGAGTTCAAGCATAAAGAGCATCATTACGGGCTTTACGCCTCGGGCAATGCCGGTTTTGGGATGTGGCAGCATGGGTGCGAGGTTACCCTCATATAATAAAGACAGTTTAGGGGGCTTCGGCCCCTTTTTTCTTGCATTTAATTTTGAAGGTTTCCCATGAAAAAATTTACAGTTATTGCACCACTTGGTGCGACGTTTGGCCCCGGTTCAATATTGAAGCTGACAGCTAAACAGGCAAAGCTACGCGCTGCCAGTTTGTCCGCTGCTAAAAAAAAGCAGAAAGGGTGTTTTGAGGTTGTGACGCCGGTGTCGTTCAAGTTCGGCGAGGTGATTGGTCTTGCTGAAAACGTCAATAAAGCTGTGTTGACGGCTCTCACTTCGAATGAATCATCATCACCGGAAAATGATGAGGCGCCAAAAGTCCCGGATCCAGACGTTATAAACGACGATGCGGTCGAAGGATCTGAGGGCGGATCTGAAACCGACGCGCCCGCGAACTGATGGGGGTAGAGAGTGTGGCTGATCAGGCTGCCTTTTTAAATCCGAAGGAGTTTGCTGTTGTGGCGGTGTTGTGCCGCACCGGTGCTTTGTCTCAAGAGATACAAGGCATTTTCACTAAAGATCCTGCGGTGCTGCTTGAAAGCTTTGATGGGCCAATTATGGGAACTGCCACCAGTTTTCTTGTGAGTGCAGTAGATGCGGAACTCGCCCAAATTGATGATGTCTTATTTGTAAACGACACTCGTTATCACGTTGTCAAAATCGAAGCTCATAACGATGGCGGGGGCATGATCCGCTTGATGCTTGAGGTGGCAGAATGAGTGATAATATTCGTAAACAAATTCGCGATCATTATTTGACTGTTTTGTCAGGTAATACAGTAGCCGGTACCCGGGTCACTACTAAACGCCAGAGATCGCAGGATCAAGATCGTATGCCCGCGATTTCAATCATCACTGGCGATGCTGTGGTCGATGTGCTTGCGATGGGCAATCCTCCGCCGCTAACGCATGATCTTGAGGTGGTTTTTCAGTGCTTTTCAATCGGCATTGATATCGATGATCAACTTGACGCAATTTCTGCAGAAGTTCATGCACTTGTAGTGAGTAACGTACCTGGTTTTGTGATTTCGTTTGATCTGCAAAATACGAATACGGCGGTTGATCTATCGGCGGATCGTACCGGAGGCTCGATTGCATTGACTTATTCTCTCGTTTACCACACGCCCGGCAATGATCTAACCGTGGCGCTTTAAAGGATCTTTCCATGCACATTAGAATGTATTCGCCCAACGGCACCGTCGTTGAGGTGCTGCCGCACAATGTCGAATTGATGACATCTCGCGGTTGGTCAATAAAACGTCCGAAGGGCGCCACAAGCGTCAAATTTTCAATAAATAAAGCAAAGGAATTATCCAATGACTGAAGCAACTGGCCGTTCTGGCGCGGTGCTGATTGGTGCCAATGTTGTGGCGGCGATCAATGATTTCAATATCAACACTCAAGTCGCAACAATCCCGAAAAACAAAATGGGGCAGGCTTTTGAAGAATATGAACCTGGCCTCGCATCGTGGTCTGCAGACGTGACATGTTACTGGGATACTGCCGATACGTTGGGTCAAGGTGCTATTACGGCTGGGGCGGTTGTTACATTGGCTCTGTACCCGTTTGGCCAAGCCTCCGGTATGGTTTATAAATCTGGATCCGCGCTTGTTGAAAGTATCTCGGAGGCAGTCCCTGCGGACGGTATGATTACCAAGGCGATCCAATTTAAGGGATCTGGCGCGCTGACTGAAAGCACTGTGGTCTGATGCCAGAAAATTCCGATATTAAATTGCCTCATCAGCATCCGATTTTGCAACGAGCACGCGCCACGTTTCGGCCTGGCGATTTGATGTATACGGATGTTGATGCGCTGCCGGATGCAGATGGTAATCCTACCCGGCTTTATTTTTTGCCGTACACCACCAAAGATAAAGCTTTTGCTGCTCGTAAGGCTGCAGAAAACGGTGCTGGGGTAGAGGCTTGGGCCGATGTAATGATCCGCAAGGCGCTCGATGAGCATGGGAAGCCAATTTTTGGTCTAGCTCATCGGCCCTCTATTTTGTCAGATATGGATCCTGATGTTTTAGAGGCCATCGTGGGGATTTTCATGACTTCACGCACGGTAATTGATCACTCAAAAAACTTAAAGGCGATGCCGGCCGGCGGTTGATTTTCCGTTTAGCACTTCGCTTGAATTACACAATTGAACAGATCGAAGCCATGCCGGTGGATCTGTTCCACGAATGGATCGCATTTTTAAACCTGATAGATCAGGAATAGGGCGGCAGCTGATGGCACGTAAAAAAGAGGTCAAGTTTGATATCACCGCCAAGGATAAAACCAAGGCGGCCTTTTCCTCGGCAACATCCAGTTTGAAAAAACTTAAAGGGGTCGCTGGATCATTGAAAGTTCCCGCGTTAGCCGGTGCCGCGGTGATCGGAGGTCTTGCTCTGTTCGCTAAAAACGCAATTAAGGTTGCGGATACTTTGGCCAAAACAGCTGATCAAATTGGTATTTCTACTACTGCTTTACAAGAATACAGGTTTGCCTCTGAGCTAGCTGGAGTGGCGGCGGGTGCTCTTGATACGTCGTTTCGCAAATTCACTAGGACTTTGGGTGAGCTACGTGCAGGTACTGGCGCTGCTGTTACATTTTTGAAAAAATTTAAACCGGAGCTGGTTAATCAGTTTCGGGCCACCAAAGATGCAGATGCAGCGCTTGAGTTGCTATTTGATAGCCTGAGCAATGTCACTAATCAAAGCGATCGGGCGGCCCTGGCGGCGGCTTTTTTTGGCCGTAAGGGTGCAGAACTTACGTTGTTGGTTAAAGGCGGATCTGCTGCACTTAAAGAACAACGCCAGCGAGCGCAAGATTTGGGTCTGGTGCTTGAAGAAGACCTGCTCCGAGCGGCTGAACGGACAAATGATCAACTGACCATCTTGGCCGAAACCATCGGTACAAATGTTAATCGGGCAATTTTGCAACTTACCCCGCAACTGGGGGATCTGGCTGAGCGCTTTGCTGAAAGTATTCCAACAATTGTTGAATGGGTGGATGAGTTTGGACAATTTCTCGGATTAATCGAAAAGTCCCGGTTTGATCAACTAGCAGAATTACGCACTGAGATTGCCAAAACAGAAACCTCTTTGGATGGTTTTTTTACCAAAATGCTGGAATTTGATATCTTTGGCCATGATGGTCCGCTTAAGCAGAAACTGCAAAAATTGCAAGCAGATCGCAGCGAGCTTGAGGCTGCAATTTTCTACAATGATAAACGTTCGGCAAAAACGTTTGGAGTGACGCCAGTTAAGGGCGGATCAGATGATCCGCTGGTTGATAAATCAGCCGCCGAACAAGCAGAGAAACAAGCCAAAAAAGATAAAGCTGCCCGTGCCGCTCGAAAACTTGCCATCGAAGAAGAGCGGATTCTGACTGCAGCGCTTGTGGTTGAGATGAATGATTGGCTCGCCGCTGAAAATGCCACCATTGAAAAGCGCGAACAGGCTAGTCAACAGATCCGCGATCAAAATGCAACCGTCGAGCAAACTTTAAAGTCGATGCGTGAGGAAAACCTCCTCATCAAACTGACCAAGGATGGTCGGACTGACTTGGCGGCGACCTTGCGGGCTGAAATGCAATTGCGCGATCAGATTGGCCGCGAATTGTTACCGGCCGAGCGGGCGGAGCTTGAAAAGCTTGTTCTGGAACAAGAAAAACTATCAAAAACAATTGATCAGAGTGCCGATAAATGGCGCGAGTTTGGTGAGCTTGGGTCCGATGCAATCCTATCCCTTGAGGGTGGTTTTGACGGTCTTGCTGATTTTGCATTACGCAATCTCGACACAATTATTGAAAAAATGCTCGAGCTCAATGGCCTCGCCGGCGGCTCTGGTGGTAATTGGTTGGATGGGTTGTTTAATGCCGGTGCGTCAATTTTTGGTGGGCTTGGCGGGCAAATGTCCGCGGGTAGTTCAAACTTTCTGCCAGTGAATACCGGTGGTTTTCAGTTTCCGCAATTTGGCGGCGGCGGCTCTTTTATGGTTGGTGGTCGGGGTGGTACCGACAATAATTTGGTATCGTTTAAAGCAACCGATAATGAGCGGGTAACAATTGAGACCCCCGCGCAAGTGCGTAGTCGCTTAAAAAGCGGATCGTCAATAACTAACCAATATATAATTGATGCGCGCGGTGCTGATCAGGCGGGACTTGCTCGGCTTGAAAAAACCATTTTCCAACTCAATGGTTCAATTGAAAAGCGGGCGATTGCGGCCGTCGCTGACGGGGTTGCCCGCAATCAGATACCAGGATTATCGTAATGCCAATTATTTATCCTCTCGACTTTCCAGATCAACAAGGCACCGCTGGCCTCGTCATGCGGCCGATGGCGGCGGTGGCATCCAGTATGAGCCCGTTTACATTGCAAAAAGAGGTGCAGGTGCATCAGGGCCAAAAATGGAATTTACTTGTCTCGCTCCCATTGATGAGTCGTGCAGAGGCTGAGCCTTGGATTACGTTTTTTCTGAAACTGAATAGCATGCAAGGAACATTTTTGATGAGCCCCTCGGATGCAATGACCCCGCAGGGGGTTGCATCTGGAACACCTGTTGTTGCGGGTGGCGGTCAGACGGGTCAAATCTTGCAAACAAGCGGTTGGTCGGTATCCACGGTAAATGTATTGAAAGCTGGTGATTATCTGTCGATTGGATCTGGGGAGGCAACCCGGCTCTATAAAAACCTGAATGACGTGACAAGTGATGCCGTTGGGCTTGCCACTTTGGATATCTGGCCACGATTGCGTGAAAGTCCGGTGGATTTGGCACCGATTACAACGACTGAGCCAAAAGGGACGTTCCGGCTGGCCAGTAACGAGATGCCATTTTCTGTTGATGCCCTGCTCAAATATACCGGTATGGATTTTAATGTTGAGGAGGCAATCTAGTGCCGAAGAGTATTACTACAGAAATGACAGATGAGCTGGTCAAGTCGGTTAAAGCTCCGATCATGTTGATGCAAGGTGAGTTTGATGACGGGCCGTTACGGCTTTGGACCGGGACGGGTATCCTTGATTGGAACGGCTATACCTGGTTGGGAGGCGGTGATCTGTTGCATGTATCGGATCTTCCGGATAGTGCCACGCTTGAAGCGCATAAAATGACGTTGCAGCTGCGCGGCGTCGTGCTGGAAAATATTGCTTTGGCATTAGACCAGGTAACTCAAGGATCGCCCGTTTATATCTGGCTTGGATTCCTCGACAATAATAACACTGTGATCCCCGATCCGTTTTTAGCATTTACGGGTGCAATGGATGTTCCAGAAATCGCTGAAGATGGCGCCACGGTTGATATCGGTATTACGGTGGAGGGACGGGTATCGAGGCTTCTTCGAAAAAAAGAACGGCGGCGCACCCATGAAGATCAGCAAATTGATTATCCTGGTGATTTGGGCTTGGAGTATGTGGCTGGTTTACAAGATATGCAGGTGATTTGGAAATGAGAAAAGAGCATTGGGAACGATCCTTTTTTGACTATTTATTGGCCGCGGAAACGCGGCCTTTTTTGTGGGGTCAGTTCGATTGTTGTTTGTTTGTCGCGGGTGCTGCTCAGTCAGTGACCGGGATCGATGTCACGCAAGATTTTCCCCCATTTTATTCCGATGAAGAAGGTGCTCGAGAATATCTGGCAAAGATGGGCGGGCTTCCTGACTTGTTTGATGCGGCTTTTTTGCCGTTAGGAGCCGCCCGGATTTCGCCACTTTATGCCAAACGTGGGGATATCATGTTGTTGGAACTGCCAAGCGGTGAAGGGTTTGAGATGATGGGTGCTGTTGTTATGGGTCGTGATGTCACTTTTTTGACAGATCAAGGAATGCGCTCAGTGTCTCTGCCTGTCGCGGCTGGCCTTTCCGCGCAAGCTTGGAGCTTTAAATAATGGCGGCGGCCACCGCGGCTGCAGTTGTTTCCTGGATAGGATTCACAGGAACTGCGGCCACAATTGCAACATATGCATTAACTGTTGCTTTTACGCTCGCCGCCTCGTTTGCAACCAGTGCGCTGATGTCAAAAAAAGGTTTCGGCGCGTCTTACTCGCAAAAAGACAATATGGTTACGGTTCGTCAGCCGGCAGTTTCTTGGGAATATATGTATGGCCGTGTTCGAAAGGGCGGGTCTTATGCTTTTATTCATTCAACCGATAATCACAACTATCTGCATCTTGTTATCATCGTCGCCGATCGGGAAATCTCGTCAATTGATGAGATTTATTTTGGGGATCAACTCGTCACTTTAGATGTTGATGGAAATGCTACGGGCACAAACCCATCTGGTGATAACTATCAGGGATACGTACGGGTTATTAAGCGTTTAGGAACGGCTAATCAAACCGCTTTTGCTGAACTAATTGCCGATGCGCCGGATAAGTGGACGTCAGCCCATCGCCTGCGCGGTAAGGCCTGTGTTTACGTTCGTCTGAAATATGAAGCTAGTCGGTTTGCTGGCGGCATCCCTAATATTACAATCATTGGAGATGGGCATAAGCTTTATGATCCACGTGATGCCTTGCAGGTTGCTAATGACCCTTCAACTTGGACTTTTGATGACAATGCAGATTTGTGTTTGGCCGATTACCTTCGAGATAAAAAGATCGGCTTGTCGGCACTTGAGAGCGAGATCCCGCTCGCTGAATGGATTGCGGCGGCCAATGCCTGCGATGAGGCTGTGCCATTAAGCGCCGGCGGCACTGAAAAGCGGTATACTTGCAACGGTATTGTTGACAGCGCAAATACCCACAAGACGATCGTTGAAGGCCTGCTTACTGCCATGAACGGTAAAGTAGTGACAACAGGTACAAGTTGGAAGATCTACCCTGCAGTTTGGCGCGTGCCTGAAAAATCGCTTGATGAAGGTGATCTTCGAAGTGGTATCAACACTAAAACTCGCCGTCCACGCAAGGATCTGATTAATGGTGTGCGAGGATTATATACATCCCCAGCTAATGATTATCAGCCCGCGGATTTCCCTGCTGTAATTTCGGATGCTTTCGTTGCCCTTGATGGCGAGGAAAATTTTCTCGATCTTTCATTACCTTATACAAATTCGGCATCGATGGCGCAGCGGATCGCCAAAATCCAACTTTTGCAGTCACGTCAGCAAATTACGACTAATTGGCCGTGTAAATTGACTGCTTGGTCTATTGAAGCACCTGATGTGGTGGCCCTCAACCGAACAACATTGGGCTGGTCAAATAAAAATTTCGAGGTAATGCGAGCCCCGACTGTAGTTGAAAACGGCCTTTTGGGCTGTGACTTAGTGATGTCGGAAACGGACCCTTCAATCTATGACTGGTCCACAAATGAAGAAACAACGGTTGATCCAGCGCCTGATACCACGCTGCCAAACCCGTCGTATCAAGAAGATCCTGCGGCCATTACTGCGGCGTCGGGTTCGGAATTGTTAAAGGTAGACAGCGCAGGTCAACTTGTTAGTCAAATTAAAGTAACCGTATCTCCGCCGCTTGGTGCTTTTGTTAAAGAATATCAAATTGAGTGGAAAATAGTTACGGAATCCATTTGGAATGAAATGATTGTTCCGGGCTCGCCAGACAGGCCGACCCAAGTTAGTATTTCGCCAGTTGTCGATGCAAAAACTTATAACATACGCGTGCGTGCGCGTAGCCGGTACGGGGCTTTGAGTAATTATATTGATGCAACGCCGCATCTGGTTGAAGGCAAGGCCACGGCGCCGGGCGATGTTGATCAGTTTACAATATCTGTTCAGCCCGACGGGACCCGCGAATTTAACGTTGTGCATTTGCAACCGGATGCGGACGTCCGGGTAGGCGGTGGGTATCATATCCTTTATGCCTCTGGTCCAACAATTGACCTGACCACCGCCGATAGCTTGAACACTGGTAAAATTACAAGCTGGCCGTGGGAAACAAATATGTTGCCCGCAGGCGAATACACATTCGCTTGCAGGGTAATGGATAGTTCAAACAATACGTCCCAAAATCCGAAAATTATAACAGCAACTTTGCCAGATCCGCGCATGCGCAATGCAGTTGCCGCCTGGGACGAACGATCCCTTGGCTGGGCGGGTGTTAAAACAGATTGCTTTGTGAATTATGAAAATGAACTTGAGGCATCCGGTGCTCAATCTTGGGATGATTTGGGCGCAACATGGGACGTTTTGGGTAACGGTTGGTCAGGAATTATAACGTCAAAATCGCCGATAAAATACGAGACAGAAGTATATGACCTTGGTACAGATATTAGTGTCACTCCATTGGTGGCCGTCGGTGCCGTTGGAACGGTGACGATCAAGATGCGGACGGCTATCGATGTCGCTGGGGGAGACCTGTCAGCACTTGCCTATGTCGCGACCGCGCAAGTCGCCTGCCGTTATATCCAGTTTGAAATCACGGTCAGCGGGACCACGCCTGTGATTAAAACCCTGACGCCGGTTCTTGATGGTGAAACTTTGATAGATGATCAAGGTGATATCAATACGGCGCTGACAAGTTCCGGCACCTTCGAGAAAATTGCAACCGGCCATTTCAAAATCGGTGTATCCCGATCAATTGCCAGCATCACGTTTGCAAATATTGCCGCCAAGCAAAATGTTGGGTCAGGTTGGTCGGACGAACTTATCAGCAAATCAGCAACATTGCTTGACGGCACACCCGCCGCAGAATTCAAACTTTATAACAGTGCCGGCGCTTTGGCTGACGCGATTATCGATGTGACATTGAAAGGGCCAAAAGCATGACCGCATTACCGGCTAATTTTGTAAAAACAAATCTGGATCAGGGAACAGATGATCCAAAGGCGGCGCGATTGGATCTTGTGGGGAATGTAGACAAGTCCAATGCTATACTTTCGTATTTATCCGGATTGCTGGGCGGGGGCGGCACGTCCGCTGAGGCAAAGGGCCTGCTTGGATACTTGACGACCAAGGCAGATGTTGAAACGGTCCTAACGGGCCTAATCTCAAGCCACGCACATCCGGATGTTCCTGCTATTGATAACATTGCGCGGCAAAATATCGCTAATCTGTTCATGTCAAACGCGGTACTGACGGCGAATACAACAACCGAATTGGTCAACGGGGTGTCCGTTGATGCGTCGGACCTTACTGTGACTAGTGGCGGTTATGTGACCGGTTTGGGAACGGTTGAAAGTGATCCGCCGGTGGATAGCGGCGTCGATGCTGTCCCAACCATGGCGGGTTATACAAATGGCGCGGTTACGATAAGCACAAATTCTGAATTTTCAGGGTCGTATCTCGCTTGGCATGCTTTTGATGATGTCGCGGGCCCTTGGATCGGGGCTAATCCTTTTGTGGCGGGGGAGTACCTGACTGTTGATTTTGGAAGCGCAACCTATATTCCACGGTGGCGGATGCAAGGATATGGCGACCCGTCGTTTTGCCCCAGAGATTTCAGTTTACAGGGGTCCGATAACGGAGTGGATTGGACAACAATCCAATCTCTGACAGGTATTACTTGGGTTTCCGGTGAGTGGAAAGAATGGACGATTGGAAAAACCTATCGTTATTTCCGGCTGCGGACCACGGCGGTAAATGGCGCGGCCTATTCCACTGTCGTTGAGATGGAGCTTATTGGAGCAAACAAAACACCTGGAGATATTCTTGTGGAGACCGCCTCCTTTACGGCATTAGCTGCCCCAACGAGTGCGCAAATTCTAGTATCCGCCAAGGGTGCCACATCGGTTGACATGATATTCAATCTGTCAACCGATGGCGGCACAACTTATACCACCGGGTCAAATATAACTGAAATCTCCTCGGTCGGCGGGATTGATCTTTGGTCGGCTGATATTGATCTGACAGGCAATGCCGGGACAAATATAAAAGCCAAATTTGAAACAGTTAATTTTGCAGACGTTGATCTGCATGCATTGTCAGTGTTGTGGAGTTAAAAATGAAAATTTACGGAAATGTAAAACGGCTGGACCCGACCACCGCCGAAACCGTGACATGGAACCGCAAAGCGGCCCAGCGATTGCGGGCTGAAACCATTAACTCTGTCATAACAGTGCTTGGCGTCGGTTGGCAGATCGATGAGAAAGCCCGCGAGAATATCCGCGTATCAATTGACTACGCGGTCCGGAATGGTCTTGAAGCCGAGACCCGTGGCTGGATATTGGCTGATAATTCAATCCGTGTCAGCACCATTACCGATCTGCGGGCTGTCATGGACGCATACACACTACGAATGGACAGCATCTTTGGGCAATACGCGACTTGGGCATCTGGTGACATGATAGCGCCATTTGTGGTGGTCTGACGCGTATCGGCAAACAGCCTTCTGAAAATATTTTTTTCATGTTTTTTTTGTGTGGAAACCTATCTTATGGAACTTCAAGAACTTATTAGTTTGGGTATATCTGCGCCGGTTGCTGCCGCTCTTTACTGGCTGCATACTCGAGTAACAAATGCCGAGTCCAAAGCCGCGAAAGCGGCGGCTGATCTTGTCCAGTATAAACTTGATGCTGCTGATAAATATGCATCCATTGGATACCTTAAGGATGTGGAAGAGCGTCTGGTTCGGGTATTAGAGCGAATTGAAGATCGCCTAAACAAGCTTGGAAAGTCGGGAATACAATGAGCCCGCCATTTCCCAAGTTTCGTGAACTAATTATCCGGCCTGTGCTTGAAGAGTTGGAGATGTGGAGCCCGGCTGCAGAAAATTTGGTCTTTGGCACGGCATTAACTGAAAGCGGTCTTGGATATTTAAAGCAAACCGGTAAAGGGCCGGCCCTTGGTCTTTGGCAGATGGAGCCAGCCACTGTGAGAGATATTAGTCGGTATTTAGCGCGCCGGCTGGATTTACGCGATCGGCTGCGGCCATATTGTATCGACTGGCCGTTTGATCCAGACGAATTGCCTGGCAATTTGTATCTGTCGTGTGCTCTGTGCCGGATTCATTACTGGCGGGTGCCCGATGCCCTGCCTCGGGCGGATGATTTGGCGGGCTTGGGTCGCTACTGGAAACAATATTACAACACAATAAATGGTGCCGGCACCGTTAATGATTTTCTGTTACGGGCCGGCCGGATACTGGAGGATTAGTTTAATGAAAAAGATGTTTGCACTGGTCGCCATTTTGGCGGCTTTTTTTGTGTCTGGCTGCTCAGTTGCATTACAAGACGCGGTTCAAGTTAAAGAGTTTGCCAAGGCTGAATTCGCAGGCAGGGCTGATGATCTCAAATTCTGGTATGATAGGGATCGTGAGCTCACAAACTCGATCACTAGTGCTTTGATTATTCAGGGGCAAGCCAAAATCACGAATGGCGATATTGACGGCGGTCTGGAATTATTCGAAAAGGCGCGGGCCGTTCACGAATTGGCAAAGCCGAAATTCCTGCTTCAAAAGTTTTTGGCCCGTGAGAAGTCTAGCGAGCCCCGTCACGAAATGGATGCAGAGGAAAGGGGTGCAAATGAGTAACCCTGTTTTGATGGTCCATGGCTTCGATCATGACCCTGAAGATCCGGCTAATTCCCCATTTTCAAGAACCGGCGCTTTTACAATATGGGCACAACAACTATGTGATGTGAATAAGCTCCCATTTCCTTGGTATTCCGGTCGAGCGTTTAAAGACATTTTCAAGGCGTGGTGGGCGGGTCACTTGACAACATACGCCTGGTCATACCAAGATTTGTCAGTACGCGCGGCTGAAGAAATTGCCGGGTCAACCGGGTATCATGGTGTTGATGTCGTTTGCCATAGCTTGGGTAGTCGTGTGATCTTGCAGGCCTTGACGCTTCAACCAGAAATGTTCCGCCGGGTTATATTTCTGAATGGTGCAGAAACGGTTCAATCGGCTTTGCCTATTATAAAAAACAACCCTGGCACCCAGTTCCTCAATATTTGTGTCCAAGCGGATGACGTGCTGAGTAAACTAGCTGCTAGGTTTGAGCCTGAATGGGGCAAGCATCAAGTCATCGGATTTAGGGGTTTTGGATTACAGTCTGGGCTAAAAAATCTTATTCAGGTCCAACTTGATAATCCGGATACCCAACAATTATTTCGCAGTTTATATGGTTGGGATCTGCGGGGGGATAATCCTGATAGAATGTCAGATCATCTATATTCGTATCTGTATTCAGGAAACTGGGATCTATACCGTCATTTCCTGAATACAGGTAAGGTCTAGGCGCGGCGCTTCAATTCGTAGCATGGCGGTTTAACCCTCTATCTGGTATTCACGTTCCGCATGACGGTCAGCCTGTTTGATGATCGTGTCTGAATGAACTCGATCATCGCGATAGCCGCTTTATTAATTCGGGCCATACCTGTTGTCTTTCCTCACATATTTCCAGAAGTTCCTTTTGAACACTCTCAGGAACGGCGTTATCTCCAGACACCCATCGGCGGATGGTCCGGCTGTTCACTCCGAGCTCATCCGCCATGGCGGTCTGCCATCGCGCTCCAAAAAGGCTTTCGCCGACCAGACAAAAAAGATCCGGATCCATGCCTCTACTCCTCACTTAAAATATCAGAAACAATGTCGTCAGCCTGTGCCGAGATATTGACAAGATAGGTGTCAATGGCATCAAGGCCGGTTGTACAAACCTTCCTGATTGTCTCGGTAGAAGGTTCATCGCCTTCAAAAACAAACTCCCAAAAACACATGTTTTCTTCAGGATCAGGTTGGATATCTGAAAAAACAAAACCGGCGGCCCCACCTGTCTCACGTCCCCATTTGGCCCGAAAAACGGGAACCTGCATGTGGAAAATGTAACCTTGAGCGGTGAACGGGTCTTCACCAACTATCCAGCGGCAGGGCGGGGTGATTTCTGACATCGGCTTTCCTTAGAATAAAAGGCGGGGTTGCCCCCGCCAGTTTCGTTAAATTGAAATTTCTTCGGCTTGTTCTGGATAATATAAGTCTTCAACATCTCCAACAAAAATCCCATAAACAACTTCGGTTGGGGAGACCCAGTAAGTCTCTACACCGGGGTGAGTGTGAGCCACATAGACTTGATCCATGTTGAAAGGCAAAATCATTTCAGGGGTTGGTTCATCATTTGTTTTGATCCAGCAATCGCTTGTCCGCAGTTTGATCAAATATACCTTTTCGCCCTCTTCCAGATCATAGGTTGGCAATAAAGCTGCAATCATATCTTCTTTTGAGGTAGCCGCCTCAATTACCGCATCTTCTTCAATGTGGTCATAATCTGAAACGTCATGTGTAAAGTAAAAATTTGTCATTTTAATCGGGCCTCCTTGCCCTGTATATGGCTGGGGCTTATCCCCTTGCCTATGCCCTAAATTTAGGACATTACGCTTATATTGTCAATATGTTTTTTTAATTATTTTACACTATTACTTCTGGCGGCATTTGACATCGATTGTGTACAGTTTTTTACGCCCGCCCGAGAGGTAGGTACCGGCTGTGATACTGCTCTCGCGGATCATTTGGGTTGATTTACATTTCTCTGAAAGAAAGTCGGAGATGGCGCGCGCCCGATCCTGTTTTTTTTCTAAGTCATAATTCATGCCGAAGCCATTTATAATTGAAAACCGATAGTCATATCCAGCCTCGGTGGCGGGCTCAATCCGAACCACACCTTGGCTCAGTAACATGCCACGATCATTGGCGGCGGAGCAACCGGTAAGGATTGTGGCTATAAAAAACGCGGGGATAAGATTGCGGAATGTTTTTTTCATGGAAGAACTGTAATCACTGGTTTTATTGATTGTCAAGTTTCCCCCGTTTTTATTGTCTGCTTTCAAAATTCATTTTAAATTAAGGTCATATACTCTAATTAGTGAGTATGGCCCAAATCCGTAAAGTAAAAAACCGACCGCGTAGAGACGGCACACAGAAGACTTCCTACATCCTCGATTATGTGGATGCTGAGGGGGTTCGCCAGCGCCCGCAGTTTGATAGCCGCAGTTCTGCGACGGCCGCGCGTGATAAAATGATGGCGGCAAGGTTCGCGGGATCCAGTCAATTGGATTGTTATCTCTTTGAAGAAGCGTCCGAGGATTATCTCAAAATTTGTGAAAAAATTGGCCGCGACGGAAGGCAGCCAGTTGATCCAGAGACAGCGCGCGATTATCGAAAATGTCTTGAAAATCACGTTTTGAAGAAGATCGGGCAAGTGGATGTTGCGAATATCACGCCACCGGATGTCGTGAATTTTCGCGACTGGTTGATCACTGAAAGCGGGGCAGGTAATGAGACAATTCGCAAAGCGTTCCTGCATTATAAAGGCGTTCTGCAAGAAGCCTATAACCGTGGCCGGATCAAAACGCACGCTTGGGGTGGCGTAAAACTTCATTTGAAAGAGTTATCTGCGCCTGCTAGCCATCACTTTGATGACGAGTTTGGGGATGTGGCCTCAAAAATTCCGAGCCGCGATGAGGCCGCGCATTTGTTGGATGTTGCAAGAGAGTTGCGGTTGGATCCGCGTCGATTGATGGGGTGGGATTCTGAGGAATCTGCCAAAAGGCCGTGGCAAAAGTATAGCCCGAGCTCGGGGCCAAGGGGCTGGCAAGAGGTACAGTCAGCTTGGCAAAAATACTATGTGCTGATTTTGTTAGCTCTGTTAACCGGATTGCGCCAGGGCGAAATCCGGGCCCTAAAGTGGGAAAGCCTCAAACTTGGTAAAGGTCTACTTTATGTCCGTCATGCGGCCAGCAATGGTGGTCGCATCAAGTCTCCTAAAACTCAAGCTGGTTATCGGGTGCTGGATTTGTCTGATGTGCTTGTGGCTGAGCTTCGGGGTTGGTATAAAATCTGTCCAAAATCCGAGCTGGTGTTTCCGACGGGTACCGGAAAGTTGGAGAGTAAGAGCAATTTATATCAACGGTGCTGGAGGCGGCTGGTGGTATATGCCCAGGTTGAGGGCGACTATACGTTCCACGGCTTGCGTCATTATTTTGCATCAACTATGATCGCTGCGGACTTTGGGCCGAAAGAGGTCCAAAAAGAAATGGGACACGCAGATATCCAAACGACGTTTAATGTGTATGGCCATTTGTTTCCCGAAGATCGACATAAGAGACGGATTGCCAAGCAAAAATTGTCAGACGAGTTGATATCTTTATCTGTATCCAAGGCAATTATGAGTAGCCCTCCGGCAGTTAAATGA